TTTCTTTTTTGGAATTTTTTGAAGGGGCTGCTGTCCATAATTTAGGGTTGGCTCTACCATTAGATTGTTTGAAAGATTTTAAACCTTTCTTATATAAGTCATAGTAATAATCAAAAATTCTAACTTCAGAATCTGCTATTACTAAATCATATTTGGGATCATTACCATCCACATAATGAACAAGATAAGCAGTATAAGGTAACGACTTATCATCTGCCATCTTGGGATCGCAATTCGCATGAAGAATCTTCAAGAACGACCACCCCATTGAATAGATGGAAACGCTTCAGACACTACTGCCTTAGTGATACGCTTATACTTTTTGTTTAACTGTCCATCCTTAACTAGGACAAGAAGTTCTGCTTCTTCAGCAGAGAGTCCTTCTAAGAGTTGTACAAACATAGACTCTCTTCTTAAAGAAGGAAGTTTAGCACCACCCTTAAAGAATCTATAGAATCCTTTAGACTCATGCTCTAGTCGTGTGTGATCAGTACCTACAGGTGCATCATTAGGTGTGTATGGTACCTCACCCTCTGGCATCAGAGATATAACAGAATCATCAAAGTTTATAATCAGTATCTGACGTAAACCTGACGAGTTATTTTCTCTGAGTATTTTAATTTTTTCTGCTTTAGTTTTAGCATTACTAACCTTTCTAAGAACCTCAGAAATTAATAGTTTGCTACCACTATTATATGTTGCTTGTTTAGCCATAGTTTAAATCCAAATCATTCAGTGTCATCTTCTAAGTCTTCTTCGGGATAGGTTGTGCGAAGATAGATTAACTCATCATGTATGATGTTTCCATTTTCATCCAGCATTTCTGGATGAATCACACCCTTAGCATAAGCAGCGTTTTCGATGTAATCTTCAACGTATCCTTTTGCTAACCATGATACCGTAATACCAAGTATAAAAGCACCTACTATTCCTAGTACAACGAGTGCGATTTCCATAAGTATCTCCCAGCTATTTTTATTTAGATGAGATTTTGTTCTCTCAAATATTTTACTGTCTCATTACAACCACCAAGTTTCTTACCATCCAGTATTACTTGAGGAAATGTGGATCCATTACCAAACTCTGTATAGAATGAGCGTCTTCCAAAATCCTGATCTAATACCTTCTCGGTAAAAGTATATCCTTTACCTGATAGTACTTGTTTAACTGTTGTGCAGTATGGACATCCATTCTTAGTATAGACAGTAAAATTCATAAGAACATATTGTTTTTGAAATTATAGCATAAAAAAGGAGGGGTCGCAACCCCTCCTGTATGTTCCGATTGTAGAGACCGCACGAACGATGTCTCAATCCTATTTAGAATGTGAACTTAGCACCTAGCTTAGCACCCCAGTTACGGATGGTGTCGCCATCGCTGTCCTCGCCAGCAGTAGCACCAGAGATCTCAGCATAAACGCCTAGATCATCAGAAACAGGAACAGAAGCACCGATCTTACCAGAGATTTCTGTCTCAGTATCATCAGTTGTTTCTGAATGTACTAGTGAAGGACCACCTTGGACATAGTAAGCAATGTTTCCTGTAGCACCTACTGTACCTTCGTAACCGATATGTACATCTGTAGTTGCTGCAGAATAGTCACCATCAGGATAAGAAAGGTTAGACTCTACATTCACGTATGGACCAGCAAAAGCTGCACCAGCGAGAAGGAATGGAGATGCTGCTACTGCAGCGATTGTTGATTTGATAGACATGATTGTTTTTTTAGTGTCTCGCAAGGATACAAAAAGACCCTGCGGATGATAACTTCCCCGACATGGGAAGTGTTTTCATTCAACACAGGGTTACGATAATTTCGAGTCCTTTGTTAAGTATTATTTATAATAACATAACTTTACATAAGTTGTCAAGCCCCTGATGGGACAGTTGCATAACTGGGTGTTTGTATACGGATTCCCTTACCACCGTCATCATCATCGTCATCATTGAATGCTCTGAGTAGCAATTCAACCATAACAAGAGCAGCCATTGGATAAAAAACCCAAACGAATGCTTTCCATATTGGGAATGAGTCTACTACTAGATCGTTCATTGAATTAAGTTATGTTACGATTTTAAAATACTATTTAGCAATTCGTTTGCTTTACCCCATAAGACATCTCCTTGTTCTTTAGTGATAGCACCACTCTCATATCTCTTCATGATATCTGCTGTCATCTCATCATACTTTTTAAACTTAACATACTTCTCTGCACTAGTCATCCTTTCAGATCTATATCTGTCTGATGTGACAGGAAAATCTACTGCATAGTTACCATCTGCAAGAGATTCAAACTCAAAGTCTTCTCCTACAAGTTCTCTAACCTCTTTAGGAAGATCCTCATAATTAATCTTAGGTAGTTTCATACTCGTTTAATGTCACAGTTATCGTAAGTGCCTTCAACACCACCCTTAGCATTGTTGGCTGCTTGCTCTCCAGATCCACCAGCAGATACAGGATTTTGATACGTCCAAACTATTATAGCAGTAAGACCATCAAGATCTGTGTATGTGAATGTCTTAAATCTATTCATCCAGTAATCAAAACCACTTGGTTCTGGGTAACGGAAAATATCATTAATGTAAGCATTAATAATAGTAGTAGCAACTGCTGAATAGGTAGAGGTCATTCCTCCTGGTGAACTAATAGTTTCATTAGCATATGCATCTTTAATTGCAGTAATGAATTCCCCTCTAGCAATACTGTTATCATTGAATAGTAAATAACCTTCAAAACCAGTACCATATATGGAAACAACATCAGTTAGTAACTCACAGTCGGTTCTGTATCCATACCCAACTGCATCTCTAGTATTCCAGATCATGTTACCATCTGCAAGTTGATCTAAATCTGTAGATGCTCTTATTATACTATTATCTGAGTATTTTAGCAAGAAGGCTCCACCAGCAGGGTTTGCTTCCCAACTATTATCAGGTGGACTTCCTGATCCAGGTGAGTTTGTTACAGTCATGCACAATTCATATTGACCTGGAGTAACACCAGCAATGTTAACAGTCTGACTAACACCAAAGACACCAGAAGCATTAACAATCTGATTACCTTGCCATAATATTTCTATAGTATTATCACCAGCATATTCTAACGTTAAAGTATCACTTCTAAGAACACTGATCTGAAACTTGATAGTCTGTGGAGTCCCTACAAGAGTATCCCACCCACCATTAGGCCAAATAGCATATCGATCCATAAAGTCTCCCCAAGAGGCACCTGCAGCAAAGCCACGACCCTCTACAGCCACCCAATCAAGTGCTTCACCGAGAGTGCATGGTGCATTCCTACAAATTTTTATATACCATCCACCTGGATTCTTATCCCATTTCAAAGCAGTATTACTATAGGTCTCACAGTTATCCACCCTATCTTTATTTTGTATTTGTGTCTCTATAGTATATGTTCCTGCAGTAATTGAAAGAGAGAAATCTTCACCACCCATTCCAAAATCATACAAGATCTCTTTATCCACAATATCAACACCGTTAGGATCTGTAACTTTAATCCTTGCAAAGTTATCAGACTCCACTCTCAAATCATATGTGCCAGAACTTCCGAATGTATAAGTTGCAGTGTGTGTTTGCCATGTGCCAATGTAAGGATCTACTTGAGAATCATCTGGTTTAGTTCTGTATATTCCTTTCTCTCTCATTAAATCTGACCAAGGACTTGCAGGACTACTTGGATCACCTATCTCTACCCACGTTCCTTTGTTTGCTAATGAATCTGTTACTACTGAACCACCTTGACTTATCTCCCAAGCAATTACAGCAGGGTTAACATACCATATATCAGATGAACAATCACATTTACCACTGACTGTAAGTGTAGTAATTTTATACAGTCCATAAACATCACCACAGTTTCCATAAGTTGCAATGAAATTTGCTGGTGTCAGACTATTGTAAGTACCGTTTAGTGATGGTGTGCCACCAGTAGATCTAAACTCTATTGTTGCATTATCAACTCTCTGATTCTCAGGAAGATTATAATTAAACTCAAACCAGTTACCATACTTCTCTTGGTATTCAACAATGGACATCTCAGGATGCCACAATCTTGATCCAACTAATACAAACCATCCTAAACCAAAGTTAACTTCTATATTATGAGTAGCATCATCAGGTCTTTCTCCACCATTAGTATTAGTACCAGCAATCATATGGAATGTCAATCTCTCAACATCAGTTAGATCCATAGTAATACTAGCAGTCCTAGTAGGAACTAAAGCTCCTGCAGTAACAGTACCAAAACTTAGATACTTATTTGTTGTGCTATCTTCAGGAGTTATAAACCCTCGCACTTCATTCAACCCACCTACATCTAATACCACATTCTCAATTGTAATTGTAGCATTACAATCTTGGTTGCTACCATCTAAAAGACACAACTCAGTGCTTGATACTACATTTATGGGGTTGTTAGATGCATTTAAATCTGTCCACGTGATTGGATATGTTGCTGTGCCACTAACAGTTACTTCAAAGTTCTTTTCTACAGTGCCAGAATATGCTCCTCCGCCTGCACCATCTCCTCTAGTAAAGGTCTTACCACCAACAGTGAATGCATTCAAAGCTACACCAGCATCACCAGGATTATCTGCCCAAGTTAACTTCATGTAAACTCTTCCACTACCATTACCTGTAATGATTAAATTATTACCTGTTGAATCAAATGCAGCAGAGCAACTATAATCTCCAGGAAAACCATCTTCATCTTGTCTAATAGCAGTACCATTGCCTGGTGTTATCGTGCCCCAATCAACACTAGCATCATCAATATAATAATCAGTTAACGTAACATCACCAGGAGCATCGTTTGTAACCTTAGCAGTTAGTTTATGTTTACCTTCCGTTACTACCCTCGAAACAACAATCGGACCTCTTGCATAATTATACAACGCAGGATTGGCCATCGTGCCATTAGATCCAACGTAAGCAAAAGGTACTGCCTCATCGTCAAAGAAAAACTGTCCTTCAAAGTCTGCACCAATCTCAAAGAAATAAGTAGCATCTTCTGGATAATCAATTTCATACTCAACCATTTGTTCATCACATGGATGAGTACATTGAGCAGGGTTTGTCCATACTGCATACCTATCTGCCATCTCATTCCAATGTGATACAGTAGCAGGAACACCACCCTGTGATGCTTCTATAGTAAAAGTACCATTACAATCATCGTTATGTCCATCCTTCAAACATATACTCTTCCTTGCAAAATCAACCTGAGCTGACAGTGGGGTGTTAGCAGCATTCAATCCTGTATATGATATAGGATAAGTACCATTCTTCTTAACGTTAAGAGTTATTCTTGCACTACCACTACGTCCTGTCTGTGTAATTGTTTGTCCACCTACTGTAATAGTACCAACAGCAGTACCTGCCATGCCTGGATTATCATTCCATCTATAGAGTAAAGTTATAGATCCACTACCTTCTCCTTCAGTCTCTAATTGTAAACCATCTTCTGAAAAATATACTTCAATAGTATCTGTTTCAAATCCAGTTACTGCAGTAACAGCATAGGTAACTGGAGTTGATTTAGCATATGCATACCTAGTAATTGAAGTACCAACTCTACTGTAGAATGTAACTGGACG